CGGAGGATGACGCCTACGACTGCATCGTGATTGACTGCCCACCCGCGCTGTCCCCGGCCTGCGCGGCGGCCATTGCCGCCTCCACGGACGTGGTCATCCCCATCAAGGTAGACGCTTACTCGGTCCGAGGGATGAATGAGCTGACCGCCCAGATTGACCGCTTGCGGAGCATCTACCCAGACGTGCATGTGGCGGGCTGCCTGCCCACCATGTGGTACCGATCGGACACGGTGGAGCAGGGGGAGCGGCTACTCCAGGAGCAGGCCCCGGTCCATGTCTTTGCCAGCCACATCCGGCGCAGCCCCAAGGTGGACGAGTCCACCTGGACGGGGGAGCCGGTGGTGAGCTGGTCGCCCCGCTCTGCGGCGGCCCAGGATTACCGGGCCTTTGTAGCAGAGTTCCTGGAAGAGGGGGCGGCAAAGTAATGGCAAAGTTTGATATCACGGCGGCCTTTGCCGCTGCCGTGGGGAATGTGTCCGATTCGGACACATCGCGGGAGGCCATCGAGTACATCGGCCTGGACAAATTGGAGGCTGACCCGGGCAATTTTTACAGCCTGACCGGCCTGGAGGACCTGGCGGCCAACATTGAGCTTTGCGGGCTCCAGCAGCCCATCCGGGTAAGGCCGACGGAGGACGGGCGGTATGTCATCGTCTCCGGCCACCGGCGATGGTCGGCACTCAAACTCCTGCGCGGCACAGAGGGGAGCGGGGACCGATGGGCCAGCATCCCCTGCATCGTGGAGCGGGACGAGGCATCACAGGAGCTCCGGGAGCTGCGGCTGATCCTGGCCAACAGCTCCACCCGGGTGCTCTCCCCGGCGGAGGTGTTCAAACAGGCCCAGCGGGTGGAGTTGCTGCTCTACCAGCTCAAGGAGCAGGGCTATGAGTTTCCCGGCCGAATGCGCGACCAGGTGGCGGCGGCCTGCCAGGTGTCCGCCCCCAAGCTGGCCCGGCTCAAGGTCATCCGGGAGAGGCTGATACCCGCGTACCTGGAGGTATTCGACCGGAACAAGCTCCCGGAGCAGACGGCCTACGTCCTGGCACGGATGGAGACTGCTCTCCAGGAGCGGCTGGCGAATATGCTGCCGAACCTGCCCACCGGGAGCCGGGCGGAGGAGCTGCTGGGGATGGCTCAAAACGGCACAAACTGGCGGCCTACCTTCTCCTGCCCCGACGGTAGTCCGTGTAAACGGGGAGACGCATTCCTACGGCATGACCTGGACTGTGGCTACGGTGAACTGTGCAAGGGCGAAACCTGCTGCCTGGACTGCGAGAGGGCCAAGGCCAGCAGCTATGCCTGCGAGCGCATGTGCGCCAAGGCCAAGGCCGCCCGGAAGGTGCAGTGGGACGAGGCAGAGGCCAGGGAAGCCAAACGCGAGGCGGAGCTCCAGGCGGAAATCCAGAAAAATGTGCAACTCCGGGCCAAGAGGCTGACCGCGGCCGCAGATGCCGCTGGACTGGACGATAATTCCCCCATCTACATCTCGGATTATGGCCGGAGCATGACGGCGGGAAAACTGCGGGAATGGGCCGCAGGCCAGTTCGGGGAAGATGATAGGCTGTATCCCAGCACCCTGAGCCCCAAAGACTACAGCGATCCTGCCAGGCTTGCCGAGGATCTGGGGTGCTCCACGGACTACCTGTTGGGCGTCACGGATCAGTTGACGCCGGCGGCCCTGTCCACGGCTACAGATCTGGAGACGGACGGCCCTTGGCACTGGTGGCCGGAGCAACCGCAGGAGAGCGACCTGTACTGGTGTATCACGGGCCCCATGAGCCACGGCGGGAGCCTGTACTGGTGGAACGCTGAGGAGGAGCAGTGGGAGCACCCGGCCATGGCCTTCCAGGTGGTGCCGAGCGTAAGACTTTGGATGAGGTGTCCCCAGTTACCAGAGAGCATGAGCTGGGAGAGGCTGGAGGCAAAAGAATGAAAAAGACCAGTCTCAAAGAATTGCGGAGTTTCTCAAAAGCGGAGCTAATCCGATATGTGCAGTATGTAGAAGGAGAACCGCTGCGGGCGCATCACACCGCTGCGCGCACATATATCTACGAGCTGCGTCTGGAGAGGGTCAACAAACGGTACGATGCAGCAGTAGAGAAACTAAGCTCCCTGACTCAAGGAGACAAGACTTTGCAGGGGCTTGTGGAGTGGACAAAAGCCCATGAAACAGTCTCCCGCTGCATAGCCGAGTTGGAACGGTTAGAAAAACTGCTTTATGGGTAGCAATGAGACTCCGGCCCTCTGCCGGGTGGGGATTACCCGCTCCACCCGCCTCCTTTTGCTTTGCGGGTGTCCGGCCTGAGCCGGGCGCCCGGCAGAGGGCCGGAGACAGTTTCAGTGGGGTGTACGGATGGACAAGTGTACTGGATGCCGCTGCCAAAAATGCCGGTGGCGTGGGGCCGGGAGTCTATGCCATTATAACGAGCACGGGGAGCATACCAGCCGGTGCTCATGGTGCAATAGAGCAATACACAGGTCGGAGCTGGCTCAATGGAAAACAGCGGGCTTCGCGTGCAAAGGATTTCAAAGGAGGCATGAGGATGGGCGGAAAAGAGATAATCATACCTGCGGAATTTGAAAGCGTTTTCCAGGGTATCAAGCTGACGGAACGGGAAATCGGCTTTTTGATCTGGATGGCAGGATGGGATAGGTACACGATAACCAATCTGCAATCGGTAATCCAGAAAGTTCGGGCCAAAGCAATCGGTGATGTCATCCAGCCCAGCAACGAGCCACCGCCCTGCTATCAGCCAGACGGAGGCAGCTGTGCCTATCAGTGTTATGACGGCGATGACGAGCCAATCGACAAATGCAAAGAGTGCCCGTTGTGCTACTCCGATAAGCAGAGGCACCATACCCCGCCGAACGAGCCGCTGACGCTTGGACTGGTCGATAAGTATGGCGCACCTCTGTATGCAGGTGACACCGTGACTGCTGACAAATTTTTTATGTACGCTATCCGGTACGGAAGCCACAATGTAAACCCGAAGCAATGTGAACCCGCCTATCAGGTCGGGTGGTATCTGGAAATTGTTTGGGCACTCTACAACGAAGACAAAACGTATATCGGGCACACTGAGGCGCTGTATGACATTGGTGGAGTGGCTGCCAGATACCCGGCCCATTGTGCGGATACTACGGAGGGAGTACAAAACCTGCTGTTTTATAAGCACCGCCCACCGGAGGTATCGCCATGAGACACCAATACACCCGTGCAGAGATTGAGCAGATGCCCAAAGAGCATCCTGTCTGGATTGAGGGTGTGGGGCTGAGACAGCTCCAGTGGGGCGGCTGGGAGGTCGCTACTCACATCCACAACGGCCGCCTGTGCCTCAAGCATGAGCCAGACAGCCGGGGCCTGCTGCTCTCTCTGTATGGTCAGGTTTGGGTGGCCTTTGATGGGCCACCGAAAGAAAAGGAGTATCAGCATGAAAATATTAGGCCCAGGTGATCCCTGCCCCTGTTGCGGGCGGCCGATCAAGACTAGAGATCCGGTGGCGCTGCGCTTGCTGACCATGATTGCAGCAACACGGCGTTTCCCGACGGCAGAAGAGATCCACAATATAGTTGAGGAGGAGTGCAGTCATGAAAAACAGCGATCTGGTGCCGGTGATGCTGGTGCGGGTGCCGGAGATGTCAAAGGAAATGAGAGCCAGCCTAAAGGCTGAGATTGAGTCGTCCATCTATGATGGTGTACTCCTGCTGGACGAGTCTCTGCCCTATGAAGTAGTCGAGCTGCCTCTGCCGCGGGACTCCCCGGTAGAGCTCCTGGAGCCGGAATCCGGGCAACCCAAGGAGCCCCGCGGCCGGAACGCAGCGGAGAAGCGGGAGATTCTGGACCGCCTCTATGCCTACCGTAAGAGTGCGGGGCTGGGCTGCTTTGAGCCGCTGGCCGAGGCTTGCGGCAAAGGGATTACGCCGGATCTGCTCCGCCGCCTCTACAGCGGGGACGAGGTGGTGCCCATCCAGGTGTGGCGTCAGGTCGGTGCCGGCCTGGGCAAGCTGGGTGTGTCCGAGTTGGACACAAATGAGGGATAATCATGGGAGACTGCGTCCGTATCGAGGAGTACCGGCGCACCTGTGCTAATTGCTACTGGCACGATGCCGTCATGTGGGCGTGCAAACGCCCAGGAGGCTGGTGGTGGGATAAGCGGTATCATCGCTGCGCCGCCTTCCGGTGGCGGGACGGCCCGCCGGGAAAAAAGAAGGGAGAAATTCGACATGAAAAATAAGAACCTGCGGAGATTGCGCTGTCTGGTGACGGCGCAGACCATGGGCAATCTAGAGTGGCTGGCCCAGATGGACGGGTGCGGCGACGTGGGCCGCATGGTAGACAAGTTGACCCGTGACAAGATGCTGGCCCTCCGCCAGTCTGTCGTCGGGCCATGGGTGGCCCACTACGTGGCCCGGGCTAAGCGGGGGGACTGATGGCAAAGCGGCTCAAGACCATCACGGCGGGGCGCCTGGTGGTCGTTGGGTGCTACACCATCCCAACACCCCGCAGCACAGAGCGGGAAAGAACAGCACTGCGTGAGATCTCCAGCGCAGCCCAGATGACGATTAACGCCAACCGCTCCTGGCAACGGCTGGAGCTGCTGCTGGCCGCCAACTTCGGGCGGAGAGATCTCCACGTGGTGCTCACCTATGACGACGAGCACCTGCCGGCCAACCGGCAGGCGGCGGTGAAGCGGGTGCGCAAGATGCTGCCCCAGCTCCGGGCAGTGCGGAAGTCCAGGGGGCAGGAGCTCAAATACATCTATGTGACGGAGCAGCTCAGCTCCGAGGGCGGGCGGCTCCACCACCACTTGATAATCAACGGAACCGGGGCGGATCTGGATGTGCTCCGCTCCCTTTGGCCTTATGGTGAGGTGGAGCTGGAGACCCTGGACACATGGCAGGGCTACGAGGCCCTGGCCAAGTACCTGACCAAGGAGCCCAGGGAGCTGGGTAAGCCGGAGGTGGGGGCGCGGAACTGGGCGGCCTCCCTTGGGCTGAAAAAGCCGAAGGTGGAGAGTGAAATCGTCAAGGATAACCTGACGGTGGCCGCGCCGCCCGGAGCAGTCATCCTCAGCGCACCGCCACCCGTGCGAAACGAGTTTGGCGAGTTTGTCATGCTGAAATACTATTTACCAATAAGGAAGAAGGAGGAGAAGAAAGGAACCAGGCCACCGCGCAGGCGGAAAAGAAAATAGCCCTCGCGTCTTTATTCGGTCTGGAAACCAGGGGTAACAAGTCCACAGGGAGGGAGAAAGTGCATGGAAAAGTTGCAAAACAGAGGCGAGTGTGGTAAACTAATCGTGAAGGACGGATGGGTTATCTGTCCCAAGTGCAAGACGATGAAACTCCTGCGGCTGCCGCCGGACGGCAAAGTGAAAGCCTATGTCTATTGCCGGCACTGCAAGCAGGAGCGATATCTGGATATCGATTTGAGCCTGAGCCAATGAGCCTGAGCCACATGGTCCGCATGATGCGGCCCGTGTCGGTTCAGGCTTTTTGTTTCGTCCGGAGGTGTGTGCCGTGCTGCTGAAACTCTGTGCCAAATGCGGGGCGGCGACGCCCAACCACAACGCCATCTGTGACCGGTGCGCGGAGCGCTTGCCAGCGATGCAGCGGGAGCGACATGCAGGCTATGACAAGCACCGCGACCCGGCCAAGGTGGCCTTCTACCGCTCGGCGGCCTGGCGGACCCTGCGCCTCCGGAAGCTGGAGTCCATCGGCTACCGGTGCGAGGAGTGCGTGCGGGAGTGGCAGGCCGGGCTCCGGCGCGAGGAGGACATCGAGCTTGCCACGGAGGTGCACCACATCGAGCCCCTTGAGGTCAACTGGGCCAGGCGGCTGGATATCACCAACCTCAAGGGCGACTGCAAGGCCCACCACAGCGCCGAAGAGAGCCATCACAAGCAGCCCAGGGGTAGGTCAAAAAGTACAGGCGGACGGCGCGCTTGACCGCACGGCCTCTGTTTTGCAGCAAAAGCTCCCCGATGGAGGGAAACACACCCCGGCGGCCGGGCGGGATTGGTCTTTTCAGCCGTCACCCGCGCGCTGCCTGGGCGCGCACGAGACAAAACCGGCCGAAAAAGAGGCAAAAATCGCGCCCTGGAATGTGTCCGACTTGGACGCACTGGGCGGGAGAGGAGGATCGTCACATGCCCAACCCACGCGAACCCATCAACATCCTGCTGGCGAAGGGGCGCAAGCATCTGACCCAGGAGGAGATCCAGCGGCGCATGGCCACCGAGCCCACGGCCCCGGCCGACGACATCCAGCCGCCGGAGTACCTGTCCAAGAAGCAGCGGGAGGAGTTCTCCGCCCTGGCGGAGGAGCTCCAGCGCATCAAGATCATCGGCAATGTGGACGCCGGGGAGCTGGCCCGGTACGTGGTGGCCCATGGCTTTTACGCCAGATACACCAAGCTCCTGCGCACCCTGCCGAAGAAAAAGCGGGCGCGGCTGCGGGAACTGCGGGCCAAGCTGGCGGCGGAGGAGGGCCGGGCCGTGGCCGCCGGCGAGGAGATCGACGACGAGGACGTGGCCCTGGAGCTGGAGCGCAGCCTGGCCCTGCTCCAGGACAAGTATTTCACCCAGTGCGAGGCCACGGCCCGGGCCTTGGGGCTTAACATCACCAGCCGCTGCAAGCTGGTAATCCCCCAGGAGCCGCCGGTACCGAAGTCCAACAAGTTTGAACGCTTCCGAAAGCAGGCGGAGGGCGAATGAGGGACCGGGCGACGGCCTACGCCGAGCGGGTAGTATCCGGTGATGTGGTGGCCGGGGAGCTTCACGTCCAGGCGTGCCGCCGCCACCTGCGGGATCTGGAGCGGCAGGGGACGGATGAGTTCCCCTATCTCTGGGTGCCGGAGAAGAGCGAGGAGATCCTGGACTTTTCCGAGACGCTGACCATTGTGGAGGGCGACGAGCCCCGGCCGGTCCGCCTCTACGGCTGCCAGACCTTCGACCTGGGCGTGCCCATGGGATGGGTCAACCGCAAGGGCTACCGCCGATTCCGCCGCAAGTACAAGTCGGTGGCCCGGCAGAACGGCAAGACCTTCGAGAACGGCATCACCGCCACCTACCTGGCCGGCTTCGGCGGCTACCGCTTCGGCAAGCTCTTCACCGTGGCCACCAAGAAACGCCAGGCCCGGCTGGCCTGGGAGGACGTGGAGCGGTTTGTCCTGGCGGACGGCGACCTGATGGAGTGCTTCCGCATCCAGGACTACAAGTCCCTGATCACCTCCTGGGAGACCGGCTGCACCATTGAGGCGCTGTCCAGGGAGGGCGGCCTGGACGAGGGCTTCCGCTCCATCTACGCCTCCATCGACGAGATCCACCAGCACCGGGACAACAAGATCTACAAGGCCATCTACAACGGCCAGCGGTCGCTGAAGGAGGCCCTGACCTCCATGATCACCACCCGGGGCGACGAGCTCAACAGCTTTTGCTACGAGATGGACGAGTATTGCCAGGCGATCCTAGCCGGCGGCTCCACGGCGGAGAACTTTTTCGTAGACATCTACTGCCTGGACGACGGGGACGACCTCTTTGCCCCGGAGCACTTTCCAAAGTCAAACCCGGTGCTCTGCCAGACAGAGGAGGGCATGGAGACCATGCTGGCCGACGCCCAGACGGCCAGGGACGCCGGCGGCCGGGAGCTGGCCGACTACATCACCAAATGCCAGAACATGTGGTCGGAGAACGCCGACGAGAAGCTGGTGACGCCGGCCATCCTGAAGAAGTGCCGCTCCCCGCTGACGCTGGAGCACTTCCGGGGCGCCTCCTGCTTCGCCGGGCTGGACCTGTCCTCCGGCGGCGATCTCACCACCCTGGCCCTGGAGTTCCAGTGGACGGAGCGGGAGCGGCCCATGTACTACGGCTGGAGCGTCAGCTTCATGCCCCGGGGACGGCTGGAGGAGCACATCAGGAGCGACCTGGCCCCCTACGACGTGTGGGCCCATGACCGCCTCCTGCTGGCCACCGGAAGCGTCCAGGACTTCAAAAATGACTACAGCTTTATCCTCGCTACCCTGCGGGACACCCTGGCCGAGTATGACCTGACCCTCCTGGGGCTGGGGTACGACCCCCACAACGCCGACTGCTTTCTCAAGGACCTGGAGGAGCTGGGGGCGCCTCTGCTGGAGGTAAAGCAGTCCGCCCGGTTCCTGCACAGCGGGACGGAGGAGCTTCAGCTCCTCATGAAGTCGGGGCAGTACCTTTACGACCAGCGGAACGAGCTGCTGGACCTGTCCTTCCGGAACGCCCGCATTGTGCGGAACAGCTTCAAGGAGATGAAGGTGGACAAGGAGGCGGGCAAACGCACCCGGCGCATCGACCCGGTGGACGCGGCCATCGACGCCCATGTGGCGCGGATGAAGCTCACCGAAGATCCCCCGGTGGATCTGGAGCGGGCCATGGCGGAGTATCTGACAAAAATGGGGTGGAATACGTGAACTACATCAAAGAGCTCCTGCGCTGGGCGGAGCCGGGCTACCGCTGGACGCTGGAGACAGCGGGGGAGCTGGCGCTCCTGGCGGGCCGGGGATGCCGGTGGCTGGGGAGGTTCCTGCTGGCGCTGCTCCTGTTCCTGCCGTGGCTGATTGTTGGGCTTGCCCTGTGGCTCCGGCGCAGGCGCAGAGAAGGGGGTGAGTGAGCATGGGATTGTTTCAGAGACTGGTCCAAAAGACGGGCGGCCAGGCCGCGGCACCGGCGGACGGAGCGGAGCAGGTGACGCTCAGCCAGCTCATTGACCTGCTGAACCTGGGGGGCATCCCCCGGAGCAAGCTGAGCGAGGCGACCTATTTTACCTGCCTGCGGGTGCTGAGCGAAGGCGTCTCCAAGCTGCCCCTCAAGCTCATTCGGAGCACCCCGGAGCGGGGGGTGGAGGAGGTGCGGGAGAATCCGCTCTACCGGGTTTTGCGCTACCGGCCCAACCCCATCCAGACCGCCACCTACTTCTGGGCGGACATGGAGATGTCCCGCAACCACTACGGCAACGCCTACGCGGCCATCTTCGGCAGCGGGGTAAGCACCCAGCTCTGGCACATGCGCAGCGACCGGGTGAGCGTGTGGTTTGACAACCGCCGCATCCTGGGCCCGGACGCCCGGCTGTGGTACATCTGGTCGGCACCGGACGGGAGGCGGTACAAGCTGTGCCAGGACGAGGTGCTCCACTTCCGCACCTGGCTGAGCCTGGACGGTATCACCGGGTTGTCGGTACAGGAGATCCTGCGCAGCACCCTGGACGGCAGCCTGCAATCCCAGCAGATGCTCAACTCCCTCTACAAGAACGGTTTCACGGCCAAGGCCGCCGTCCAGTACACCGGCGATCTCAACTCGGAGGCGGAACAGAATTTCCTGCGGGGCCTGGAGGCGTATGCCACCGGGCAGATGGACGCCACCAAGAGCTTCATCCCCGTGCCGCTTGGCTCCAAGATCGAACCGCTGAACATCAAGCTGACCGACAGCCAGTTCATCGAGCTGCGCAAGCACAGCGCCCTCCAGATCGCGGCGGCCTTCGGCGTCAAGCCCAACCAGGTCAACGACTACGAGAAGTCCTCCTTTGCCAACTCCGAGGCCCAGCAGCTCGCCTTCTTGACGGATACACTGCTGTGGATTCTCAAGGGCTATGAGGAGGAGCTGAGCTGGAAGCTGCTGGAGCCTGCGCAGATGGACCGGGGGGAGGCGGCCCAGTTCAACACGGCGGTGATGCTGCGGGCTGACACCAAGACCCAGATCGAGAGCATGGTGCAGGCCGTGGCCAACTCGGTTTACATGCCCAACGAGGCCCGCGCCTACCTGGGGATGTCGTCGGCCGCCGGCGGCGACCGCCTGATTGCCAACGGCAACGTCATCCCCCTGGAGGACGTGGGGAAGCAGTATGGAAATGGAAAGGAGTGATGGCATTATGGATGCAATCCAGAAAGCGGCCAGGGTGGAGAAGCAGGCCCTGGCCGGGGAAGAGCTGGCCCTCATCAACCGGCAGGCCCTGAAGGAGCTGACGGAGGAGGAGGTCTTTGTGTTCCGGGTGGCCGCCTGCGACAACCAGGTGGACCGGGATCAGGAGCGGTTTACCGAGGCGGCCCTGGACCGGTTGGCCGAGCTGTATGTGGGGAAGACCGTGATCATGGATCACAGGTGGTCGGCCAGCGGCCAGACGGCCCGGATCTACGCCGGGGCCGTGGAGGAGTCGGAGGGCGTGCGGCGGCTGGTGCTGCGGGCCTACATGCTCCGCAACGACCAGACGGCGCCGCTGATCGCCGCCATTGAGGGCGGTATCCTCCGGGAGGTGTCGGTGGGCTGCCAGGTGGCAAAGGCCATATGCTCCATCTGCGGCACAGACCGGCGGGAGACCTACTGCGGCCATTGTCCCGGCCAGGAGTATGAGGGCAAACGGTGCCACATCGACCTGGACGACCCCACAGACGCCTATGAGCTGTCCTTTGTGGCGGTACCGGCCCAGAAAGGGGCCGGGGTGATCAAGCATTACGGGGGAAAGGGCGAGCCGGACGACCTTCCCCGGCCGGGGGAGGAGGCCCCGGCCCTGACGCTCCGGATGCGGTTGATGGAAGCCAGCCTTGCGCTGATGGAAATGGAGGAATGACAGATGAACAAGAAAATGAAGGCAATCCAGAAGGCGATGCAGGACAAATTTGCCCAGGCCCGGAAGGCCCAGGACGAGGGCCGCAGCGAGGACGCGGCCAAGCTGATGGACGAGTGTGACGCGCTCCAGAAGGACTTTGAGCTGGAAAAGCGGCTCTACGAGCGGGAGCGGGCCATGGTTCCCGACGAGCCGGAGGGTGACGACCCGGGCGACCCGGGCACCAGGAAGGAGATTTCCGGATTCGCTATCATCGCCAAGCTGCTCCGCAGGCAGCCCCTCTCCGACGAGGAGCGCGCCGCCATCACGCCGGAGCCCGGCCTCCAGAAAGCGCTGGTCACGGGTACCAACGCGGCCAACGGAGAGGCCAACCTGATGCCCGAGGATGTGGACACCAAGATCCGGGAGCTGCGCCGGAGCTACATCTCCGCCAAGGATCTGGTGACGGTGATCCCCACCACCTCCCTCTCCGGCAGCTTTGACTTTGAGTCGGGCGCTGTTACCGGCCTGAAGGACTTTGACGACGGCAACGACATCCCCGACGGCACGGACCCCACCTTCAAGGCGGTGAAGTTCGCCATCGCCCTCAAGGGCATGATCATCCCCGTCTCCAACATCCTGACGGCGGTGGAGACGGCGGGCCTGATCGCCTATCTCAACAACTGGTTCGTCAAGAACGCCATCTACAGCGAGAACAAGGACATCTTTGCCACGCTGAAGGCCAGCAAGTCGGCCAAGGAGCTGGCCAGCCTGGACGCCCTGGGCGAGTCCCTCAACCTGGATCTCGATCCCGCCTGCCTGGTGGGTGGCGTGGTCGTCACCAATCAGACCGGCTGGAATGTCATGGACAAGGCCAAGGACGCCAACGGCCGCCCCATGCTTCAGCCCGACCCCGCCAACGCCACCCGGAAGCTCTTTAAGAACCTGCCTGTCCATGTCTTTTCCGACGCCCAGCTCCCCAACGAGAGCACCAAGGCCCCCATCTTTTACGGCGATCTCAAGGCCGGCTGCTACTTCGTGGAGTTCGCTTACCAGTTCTTCGACGCCAGCGCCCACGCGGGCTTCGTCAAGAACCGCACCCTGATGCGGGTGATTGAGGGCTACGACGTGATCCAGGCTGACGCGGACGCCTACTGCTACGGCCTGCTCGACCCTGCGGCGGCCAACGCGCCCAGGGTGGATGTGAGCGTCAAGGGGACGGTTACCACCAAGGCCGAGGCGGCAGGCTGAGCGGTGAGAGCCTATGGTGATCACCGTGGAGGAGGCGCGGGCCTACAGCCGTGATTACGAGTCCACCGACGAGGAGATGGCCGCCCTCATTGAAGTGGCCGAGAGCATGATCGACGACGGCATCCGGGACGGCTTTGACCGGGAGAGCCCCCAAGCGAAGATGCTCGCCAAGCTGCTGGTGACGGATCTGGACGATTATCGGGAGCTCACGGCGGCGGAGGCCAATTCCATGCGCTATCTGACCCAGAGCCTGAAGATGCAGCTCCGGTACAAGGATGTGTCCAACTTGGACACATCCGGGGGTGGGGAGGTGTGAGGCAATGGCAGATTACATCGACGCCGGGAAGCTGAATAAGGCCGCCCAGGTGCTGGAGCTGCGGGAGACCGCGCCCGGCGTATGGGAGTGGACGCCCGTCCGGCGGGCTTGGGCCTCCATCACCTTCCAGAGCAAGACCAACCTGTTTTCCAAGGTGGGCATCGGGGCCAGGGACGCCGCCGTGATCGTGCGGCGTCAGCCCCTCACCCTCCACCACGCCCTCCGCTGGGGCGATACCCACCTGTTTTTGACCTCCATCGTGCCCATGGGCCGCAACCACCTGGAGGTGGACGCGGCGGTGGTGGAGACCGTGGCATGCGCCGCGGTGCGCACCGAGGACACGGTGGGCGAAAACGGCCGGCCGGTCCACAGGGAGGCCATGCGCGTCACCTTCCCGGCGGTGCTGACGGAGAAGTACGTCCGCTATGAGCGGGAGGACACCCATGCGGAGAGCGAGACGGCCTACGTGCTGGTCACCGGGAAGCCCATCGAGCTGAAGGAGGGCGACCTGGTAACGGTTCGGGAGGGGCCGGCGCACGGCACCTACCATGTGCAGGCGGCCCACCGGCTCGACCCGTACAAGAGCGAGTATGAAATGGCCTGGCGGGGGGATGTGTGATGGCCGTTACGGTGGACACCAGCGGGCTGGACAGGCTGATGGAGAGCTGGGACGCGCTGGTCAGACAGTTCCCCGAGAAAAAGCGGGACCTCCTGGAGCAGGTCGGCACCAGACTGCTCCAGGAGGTGCGGACGGGCATCGGCAGCACCGGCAAGGTGTCGGGCTGGCAGGCCCCCCACATGGGCAGCGGCGGCGGCTACGTGGCGGTCCGGCCCAAGGCGGAGACCTATCAGACGACCAAGAGCGGGAAACGGTACGCCGTGGGCTACATCACCAACGCGATTGAGAGCGGCCACCGGCACGGCGGCCCCCGCGGCGGGGGAAAGGGGTACCGCTACCGGCCCCGCTATCAGACGGCGGCGGTGCCCGGCCGCTTTTTCTACGAGGCCGCGCGGGCGGCCCTGGCCGGTATGGGCCAGGAGGAGGCAGACCGGCTGATGCAGCTCATTGTGGACGGACTGGAGGGGAAGCTATGACTTATATCGACGTGCTGGAGGCCATCGCCGGACGGGTGGCGGCCCTCTGGCCGGAGCGGATGCTGTACCGGGACTTCTGCCCGGCGGACCACAAGCGGCCCTCCGGATTCTTGTACGTGGAACGGGCGGAGATGGAGGACGTCAACCTGGGGCTGGTGCAGTGGAGCCTGGAGGCCAGGCTGGAGCTGTACGCGGCCACGGACGAGTACAGCGTGGAGAGCACGGAGCAGCTCCGCGCCGACC